ATGAACGAAGCTCAAATCATCTATTACGACTTGCTGCCTGACTACACGGTGTCTGTGTTGGTCAAAGGTTGCGACGAATGGGATTTGCTTAAATCCATGTCTCATCTTGAGTCTTGGGCTTCGTCTCAGTTCGCTTCTTATGAGTTGGTGTCCATCACCAACACGACCGTTGAACAACGTATCAATATGGGGGTGTTCGATGACTACTGCAACTAACATCCTTAAAAGTTTCGATGAGCAAAGCGTTCATATTGATTACCTGTGTTTTACGTTTGCCGTAAAAGACTTACGTCATTGTCACGATGCGGTTCGTCGATTGCACAAGCATGAGGAATACAAAGGCTTTGCCAAATCTGGACTGTTACAGCGTCACTGTCGTGCACCTAAGTTCCCTGCTCCACCTGTGTTTAATCCGACGGTCGCTCAGACTTCCGACGAGATTGATTCGTACAACAAAGCGTTTGATATCTGTTATCGCAATTACTTGGAAGATTGCTTGCGTATCTTCACCAATCAAGTGCTTGGTCTGTCGCTGTCAGCACCTCGCGGTTTGGGTTTCCAGTTCTACACCGAATCCATGAAATTGACTTCGCCAGATGGTGAGGACTTCTGCGGCTTCGTTGGTATAGGCGGTAACAATGACACGGTGCATTTCCAAATCAACGGAACGGGATGCAAGCATGTATTTGCCCGTCGTCCTACGTGGTCGCTACATGACTGGCTGACCAATGTGCTTGGTGTGCAGACTCTGGCGCGTGTTGACTTGGCCTATGACGATTACGACGGGATTTTTGATTGCGAATACGCTTACAAGGCGTGGCGTGACGACTGTTTCCGCACCGCAGAACGTGGTCGTGGCCCTGTGCTTCATGAAGATATGACCATTGCCAGTATCGGAAAAGACGGCAAACCGATTTACACCAAAGAGCAATACTCGATTGGTTCGCGTACCTCGCGCATTTACTGGCGTATCTACAACAAGGCGCTTGAGCAGAAACTCGCGAACACTGGCCTTGTCTGGTATCGCTCTGAGGTCGAGCTTAAAAAATGGAATGTTGATGTGTTGCTGAATCCTGCTGGCGCGTATGCCGCGCTCAATGATTTTGCTGCGTCAATTTCTACTGCAAAGAAATTCAATACCAAGCCTGTCCCGACTAAACGTGCGGCGTTAGACCTGTTGGCCTCGGCTCACTGGATGCGTCGCCAGTACGGGAAAATCCTGAACTCTTTAATCGAATTCCATGAGGGCGACATTGAAACCGTTGTCGGCTCACTCGTCCGTGATGGAACCAAATTCACCTTCCCCGATACCTACGGCAAGTTGGTGACACACATATTGGAGACCTAACAAATGGCTAAATCTGTTTTCGTCCTAGGCATGGACATCACTTGGAACTCGGCACGTGGTGACAGTGCACAACTGAACATCTCGCGCCCACTACGCGAAATCAACTCGGAGAAATTCAAGCGTCGCACCATTGGCGAATCTGGTGACGTAAACCCGCAATGGGATCAACCTTTGATGATTGAACATAGTTACGCCCTACTCCTTGAGCGCACTGGCGCTCTGGTTCCTCGCCGTGAATACCAATTGCGCTTGGAGATTAACCCAGAAGACCCATTGGCAGGCGCTATCGTGACTGAGCTTATTCCAGTCGACCAAGAAATTAAGAAGCATTTTGAAGCTTCAATGAAGGCTAACTAAGAAATTTTATGTCTATTTGCGTAACGGTTATTGATGGTGTTTTACAACAAGCAACGAATGGCAGTTGTGAGCTCATTGTAATGTCAAAAGAACAAGTTACGCAGTTAGTTGATGGTCAATTTGATTGGTCATTACTCGAATTTGACAAGGAACTGTACGAATACGTTTTAGGCCAGTCCCTTGTCACTTTCATCGGCGGCCATGTCTTAGGCCGCATACTTAAATACTTTGGAAAATAATAGGAAAAACAGCATGAAATACATGAATCAAGTACAGAGCTTTTTCACTAACAAATACACACAAGCGGGTGTGGCAATGTCGCTTTCTGTTCCGGCTTTTGCAGAAGGTAACGCTAACGTTGAAGCGATTAACGGTGCTATCGATGGCGGTAAACAGATGGTATCTTTGACCACTTCTGGCGTTATCGGTATCGCGGCTCTTGGCTTCGGCTTGGGGATGGTTGTTGCGTGGCTACGTAAATATCTCTGTCCTTTTTATACGGGGTCTATACAGGCGTTATATCTGGTTAAGGGGAGCTTAAGCTCCCTTTTTTCTTCTCAGTAATAAGGTGATTTCATGCGTTTTATAGCTCCCTTCTTATTACTTCTTTCACCACTGGCCTTCGCTGATGAATGTCCTGGCGGTGAGCAAATGTATCAAGGCCAATGCCGCACCACTTGTGAAATCTTGGCTCAAGACTCAAGCCCTAGGGGTATGCGTTGGGATGGTACGGTTTGGGGTGATGCGCCTACTGGTTACTGTCGTGGCTCTGGCTCATCGGGTTGTGAACTTCGCCGTACAGGGGTAACCATTCAAGTTGATAGTTCAGTTTTCTGGCAAGGTGACTTTAAATATACAGGGGCATCTTGTTCTAATGTTGGTGAGTACACCGGAGATTCTCCTTGGACCGAACCTGACGATGGTAACTCTAACGATGGTTCAGGTAATGATTCTGGTGACGGGTCTGATGGTAATACAGATGGTGGTGATGACCTCGACCATGGTGGCGGAGGCAATGGCGGTAACTCAGGTGCCGCTTACCCAAATAGCAATAGTCCCATCAACCACCTGCGTTCCATCCAAGAAAAACAGGTGATTTCTAACAACCTCTTAAACCGCAATACGAATGAAATCATCGAAATGAATGCCTCGGTGACGAACAGGTTGACGGATATCTATTCCCACTTGAGCACTGAGCAAGTCAGCACGAATAACTATCGAAACGAAATCAAGACGGGCGTTCGTGGCATTACGCATGAGTTCTATGAAACCAACTCTACGCTTAAAGACTTACTCGATACCATGAACTCGATTGACCGTAAGACATCCACTGGCTCTAGCAGCAATGTAGACCTTTCGCCTTTGATTGCCAGTACCGCTGAAATCGAGAAGCACACATCAGGTACTTACTGGTTCTTAGATGCTATGCGCAAGCAAGTTGATTCGGTTGCGGACAACACTGGCGCGATTAAATACCAAGTCACGCCAGTCTTAGAAAACATCGAGCAACGCATGGCAAGCAGCTCCCAGAGCACTCGTATTTTCCGTGATGGCGTCCGTAGTGATACTCGCGGTATCAAAACCAACACCAATAACATTAAGAAAGAAGTCACCAACACAAAGAAAGCCGTTCAAGCGACGACCAAATCCGTGGATGCGGTTAAGACTGCCATTGAAGATCAAACCGCTTCCCTAGATACCATTCTTAGTCGAATTGAAGAAGCCATTGGAAGTGCTGATGGCTCTGGCTCCACTGGTGGGGATAACTCAGACGTGGTGAGCAAACTTGGCGAACTTCAAGGCACCACGGAACAACTCGGTAACCAACTTGGACAATCACTGGATGGCATTCAAGATGCGATAGGTTGTTATCGATGAGTGCCAGGACTTGTACTGTCCAGAAGCAGGTTTTAAACGTGAGAAGTTTTTAGCTCGTCCGTTCTCAGAGTTCGAAGACATCTTACCAAAGGGCTTTGGTGAGTTGTTCCATTCTCGTTGGCTACCCATTGACCCTGATTCGCTCGATGAGAGTGACTTAGACGATTGTGAGCGTACGCAGCTGGACGAGAACAACCGTCTGCTCTACCCGTTCGATTTCTATGGCGCTTTCATGCGTCACCGAAAATACCAATGGGATGTGATCATGCTGACACCGGATTACAGTGCAATCCCAACATGGCTAAAAGGTTGTGCGGGTGAAGCCTATTCACATCGTTCTACGGATACCTTCTTTCGTAAGCGTAAGCCGCGTATCTATAACCATCGTCCTAAAGCAACTAAGACCGACCCCACGACCAAAGCAGACTACGCCAGCTGCAGCAGTAAGAAGATTCCGGTGGATGTGTTCGCCCTGTATCAATCCACAGTTACGGGCGGATTCAATGAAACTAAGTCAGATATCTCAATCTTAAAGTCGCCAAAGTTCCTTCTGGCCATGCTCATTGGTGTGTTGGCTATTCTAAAATTTTTCTGGGATTTGTATGTATTATCTAATAGTGATGTGGATTCGGCTCAAACAGTTCCTGCGCAAGTTGAAACTGCTTCAGCGTCCTCTTTACCTACTTCGCCTACTCTATCAATACCTCAAGCCGATACTGGTTTGGCTCTGTCGAACGCTTCTGGGGTGGATACTAGCAATGCTCATACTCAAGCTAGTCATACGACTGTTCCTCATGGTGTAAATCCATTCTTTGAAGCACTTCCAATGTACAACGATGCGAAGTCTTTCTATCTCACGGGTATAAACAATGATTATCTGTTTCGCATCGATAGAGGTAGAGATACCTATTACTTGCGTTCACAGACGTTAGCGAAGTTTGGATATGAGTTTGAGTTAATTGATGAATGCTTAGTGATGGTGAAATCCAACACAATCAACGCACTACTAACTTGTCCACCAAGTATTAACTACGACGCGAACGAACCGGACAAAGAAATGCAGCTAACGGGTGTTCAAAGTGGTGTTGATATTTTCAACTTAAATGAGGGCTAACGTATGAATCGAAACAAAAGGTACGAACAACGCATGAAGCAAAACGGTTTTAAGAAGATAACGATTTGGGTGCCTTTTGATAAAGAGTCCGATGTAAAACAAGCTGCATCGGCCATGTGTGAAGATGAAAGCCTAACAATTGGCGTACTCAAGAATATAAATACGGGTCGCATGGTATCAATGCACTAAATAACACCTGTCACTGGTGACGTTGCCCCGCAGGGATAAGCAAAGCACGAAGTGCAAGCGAAGCACCAAGCCGCCCACGGAACCCATATTTTTGTATCAATAGCTAATCGGCGCGGTTAGCCTCCTTACCTAAATGGCTGACCACTCCCCACTTCCTGCTAAGCCAACCTTCCAGAGCCTAACCACGAGAGAGGTGCGTCTTGCTACTGCAACCCATCGAACCTTGAGTTAGGCTTCGTTTCTAATTCGTAGTCCTTGATCTCCATTCCAATTAAACGTAGCTTCTTGTGCGCTAGGTTTTATATGTCAAGGATATGAAATGGCTAAGTTTTTAAATACAAGTGCTACAAACTACTACCTCGAAGAACTCATCAAGAACGCATCAGAGAGACTGATTCTAATCAGCCCTTTTCTAAAGCTAAACGACCGCATCAAAGAATTGCTAGAAGACAAAGATCGTTTAAAGATCGATATCAGAATTGTCTATGGCAAGAGTGAACTTCAACCTGATGAAATTAACTGGCTTAAGGGGTTATCTTTCGTGCGTACGAGTTTCTGTAAGAACCTTCACGCCAAATGCTACATGAACGAAAGCTCATGTATCATCACGAGCTTAAACCTGTATGAGTTTAGTCAGGTAAACAACAACGAAATGGGTATCTTCATTGACCGTGACGAAGATGCAGAAATTTACAAAGACTCATACGAAGAGGCTCAACGCATTATTCGTATTAGTGACGAGGTTCGAATATCACTCGAGAAAGTTCAAGCTGCTGCCGTTGAGACTGCGAACAACGAAGAATCAGAGCCAGAACAAGACCAAAGCAAGGTCACTTCGTCCAAGTTAGCTAAGAAGCACAAGCTTAAAACCGATGACTTCCTTAAGTTGTGTGTAACCAAAGGCTATCTATCGTTTGATGATGGAAAACATTCATTGACGGATGCGGGTAAATCTTCCGGTGGTGAGTTCAAATACAGTAAACGTTTCGGTCCTTACTTCATCTGGCCTGAATCATTAGAAGTTGTTTAACGTCATTGGCCTGTTCCGACCGCGAGAGTCGCGCAGACTAAGCAGCGAGCGCGGGAGGTAAAGGCCAACCCCCCGTATCTGTATTACGGGGGTAAATTCCACCATTCCTCAACGGTTTGATAAAAAACGGATAGACTCGAATAAGCAACCAAACATTTATGCAATTAATTTATATAACTGAAAGTATTGCATTTATCTATTGAGCTCAGCATGAAGAAACGGCACTATGTGCGGACAAAGACGGGCAAATAGCCGTAAAAAGGCGTTAGATTGATAGATAAGTTTAGAGGTTCAGGCAATGGATGAGCAAGAAAAATATATTAATCAGATGGTTAAGCGTAACCGCCGGAGAGAGAGAATTCGTAACTTTATACATAAGTCAAAGCTAGTCTGGGTCTTGGATCCTTATCCATATGAAACTCATAAGCTAAGACCTCGCTCAATCGTTGAAAACTTCAAAAGAGAAAAAGTAAGACAGACTTATTCTTGGCATAACATTTCTAGATTGCAAAATGAAAAGGCTTACAAAGCCGGACTCGCTGGTATTATTACGGCCCCCATTTTAGCTAGCCTAGCTATTAATCAGCCTTTATTTGTTAGTTTTGAATTTCCGATACAAATGGCGTTCATATTCCTGTCTGGAATTTTATTCGTACTTGCAGGTGTGATTTATAATTATAGAGTTCCTACTTTCGTAAAAGCTTATATGGAGGTCAAAGAAAATAAGAAATATAAAGCAGCCCCAATTAGCCAAATTCATTCATCTATATTCCTCGAATTTCTCAACCTCGGTCGAACAACTGAAATTACACCTAAAAACCTACATGAGTTGCAAGATCATCAAATAGCTTACGAGACGGCTGGTCTCCTTTTAAGACAAGGAGGTGCATGCTACAAAGTTGGTTTTGACGAAATAGGTCAAGCTTATATCGAACGTTTGATATACAAATTATCTGAAAAAAAGAAGTTCAAAGTATTTGAAGAGTATAAACGGAAAGATGGTGAACTTGGCTTACGTGAGAGAATGGGGCCTTGCACAACTTATTCAACAGGGGCTATATATGTACGACACCTAAAAATCGAAAAAGCTTGTAAACACTATATTTCAGTGTTGACACCTGAGCGTGTGGAAGGTGAGTTTTCAAAAGAAGATATAGTCATCGACTTTTATGACCCGTATATACAGACCCCGAACCAAATTGATAAGCAAGATCAACTAGAACCATATACAAGTGACCTAAGTGTAATATTAAAAGAAGACTACTTGGACATATTGGTAGAAGAAATTTCGTATTGGCAGTCATGGCAAAGGCCATTTTCTAGAGTGCTAGCCCTATGGCTGTATCGTTTATCTTTGTTTTCATTTGGTATTTTTTTAATTTATCAAGCATCGATTGTTTGGGGAGCATTACAAATCTAACAAAGAATTTAAGAGTGATTCGCAACGATTGCCGTTTTGGCTTCGCTCAAAGTATCGGTAAAGTCCGCTCACACCTTAGTGCTGCGTTACAAGTTTTTGGGGTTTAGGTGAATAAAGAATATATAAAAGCGCATGAGCTGAATCTTCAGCAATGGTTAGAAATAATTGCCGTGAAGCCTGAAGAACGAGAGGTTTATGTGATAGATTATCAATTTCCGTCAGATAAAATGTTAGATGAGTATTTATCAACCATTGAATCAAGAACTGAAGCTGAAGTTAAAGAACTGATTTCCAAGTTCATTTTTGAGGGAGGTCGATTAGGATATGATAGTGACCTTTTGGAATGGTTGTTATCACACCCTATGTCAGAAGTTGATAAGATGTGTGCGAAATCAGTATTCTTAAAAAATTTACTTCGTATTGGGGACCCAAAAGGTCCGTGGCCCAATATGCATTGGATACTGGATTTGTTACCACGCTTTCCTCAAGAAGCAATATCAGCTATAGATTCGTATTTTCTAGCGCATTGTATGTACTTTCCTGATGGCCGTATATATGGGATTGGAGATGCAAAAACTCTTATTAGGGCTAAATTTATTAACTTCAAATACCCTGTTCAGCAAGTGCTATTGGAACTTACTCCAAGGGATTTTGAGCTTCTAGTCGCGTATTTGTACAAGAAAAAAGGGTATAAAGTCCATGTTACCAAACGGTCACGTGATGGAGGGTATGATGTTCTTGCTGAAAGAGAATCGGAAAGAGAGCATGAAATCCTACATATTGAGTGTAAAAGGTATGAGCAGAAGATAGGTGTAGATATTGTTAGAAAAGCACTGGGTACACTTAGTGTTTCTAAAGCGACCAAAGCTGTAGTCGTAACAAGCTCTGACTTTACGGGACCAGCACGTTCAGAAGCTCTACAGTCAAAACGAGCAGAGCTAATTAGTTACGCAACGTTAGATCACGAAATGAAGTGCCATGTCGACAATTTGTGGGGAAACCGCATCGATTCATACATCATGGAAATGAAGAAAGTTATAGCAAGCAATTCTTAGTTAGGTGGTAGCGCTCTCACACGTTAATCGGTCCGGTACTTCTGATTGTGATAAAGAAACAGATATAGCCATTAAGTTTGATCTATTGATGAATATGTGGTTTTACATCTGCGTAATCGGTATCAGAAAGTCTCCAACAATGGTTATCTATTCGAGTTTTGACAAGCCATATTTGGATATCACAGATCTTAACAAAGAGTTCTCAATACACCCATTGTTCTTCAAGTACCAACATTGCAAGTTCGATACAAGGCTCCACTCGGAGCCTTTTTACTACACTGTCTTCTTCAATATCCTTGCATACTTAAGAATCTGATGAGCTACTTTAAGATCATTAGAAGCCCCTAGCTCTAACAACGCAACTCCAATCAAAACTTGCTGAGCCGTAACCAGTTGGCCAGTTGGCCAGTTGGCCAGTTGGAAGTTCAAGCCGATCATGCCTCATAATGAAGTTCTCCCAGTCTGCGCAAATGCTGAGTTCCCTGCCCTTATTCATACGCATTAACCGACGACACTCAGGTGGGATAGATTTTCCCTTATCCCATTCTTTGATTGTCCTCACAGTTTTTAAACAAAGTTCAGCAGCTTCTTCGACGGTTAAACCACATTCAAACTCACGAAAAATATAGTTTTTTGTCATTTCGTGATACTTCATTGAATTGTCCCTCAAAAGAGGAACATATTATAGAAATTGAATATGCAACAGCATTAAACATAAGCGCCCATAATGCGCACTGGTATAGGGATTCTTTAGGACTTGCAATCACAGCACAAGTCATTGAAATACTTGATAATCCAAGTCTATCAAACTTTTTTGCAATTCATTCCCATGCTACTTCTATCTACGGATTATAGAAATCAATTGATCTACGGTAACTCGGTCTTGCTTACTTTAAACTGAAGGTTCACGAACCAGTTGTTATATGTATGCGGATATATTTTTCAGGATATTTGTAACGATATCGCTTACCGGTTTTTAAGTTTGAACGAGCAAAACGGCAAACTTTTGTATCTCCGCTTCCAGTAACTCGTTTTACTATTGCTACTTTTCCTTTATGTTCCATTTCAATCATTAAATCGCAATAACCATCATATTGGTCGAACTGCTTATCGACTTTCTTTTGTAGCGTCGATTTAATTTTCTTAGCCACTGGATTTGTTTCTGAATCATCGGCCAATGTTGACGCTGTGGGTAACAATAATAAAAATAAAGTGACAACGTATCGCATTCGTAAATCCATTTTTGATAAATGGACTGATTGTAATTTTTTATGCGTCAAATGCTAAAACGGGACACAATTTTGCGTCCCGTTTAACGTAGATAAGTAATTGATATGTCGGCTAAGCTTGTTTCTTGCCTTTATTAGCTTTGAAACCTTGATGAGGAAAAACATTTCGAATTCGTTGTTGAACTTTCTTTGGTACGTCTTTAGAAAAGACCAACCTCATTCCGGAGCGTTGGTTGTACACTTTGAGTTCACCAGTAAATGGGTCATGTTCGCCAATATCTTGTAAGTTATGTTTAAAAGATGGAGGTATATGCCCTTTTACCTTGCTCAAGTGGCCGTCATCAAAACTCACTTTTAACACGGGTCTATCCACGGCGATTAACCAGAATATGACGATTGCAGCAATTAATATCACATATAGCAT